TGTGGTATGTGCACATCCTCTACTCATGCAGAAAGTTGCGTGACAGGGAAAATCTTCTCCCTGGATGCACCGTTGGTGTTGATCTGGGTACTGAAACCGTCTCGGTAAACATTGTTGATGATTCGACTGGTCTCACTGTGTTCGCCGGAAAATTATCAACCGTTGAAGAGTGCAGAGGACGCGAGAGGCGGCTGCTGCGCCAACAAAAGAGGTTCAGCGAGGGGTGTCGTCTCCGAGCAACAGAGTTGGGGATCATCCGCGAAGGTGGTGCGTGGGGGGAGGGCAAACGCCTGCAGCGTAAGTTTTGGACCGCGAGAGTGAGAGATGTGCATCGCAGGATGAAGAGGACAGAGGGTCAGATCGTAGAGGCCAGAAAAAACCTCCGCAACAGGGTTGCAACCTTCATCGGCTGCATCGGCGGCCGTCTGTTTTCGGAGGGCGGAGATGTTGCGGGCTGGGCAAAAGACCACGGACGCGGCGTGGAGCGCGGTTCTCCTGGGGCATTCAGAAACGCAATGTTCGTAGCTTCAAACAGATGCGGAAGGAGATCGATTGACCTGAGAAAAAACCCCATGAAGGTTTCAGAGGGGCATCTGTATCTGGTTGATCAGAAAAAATACAGAGCAACTGGCACAGATATTTTTGAGAAGAACCCACGACGTGCGTATACTAAGTTGGGGGCAGACGTGAGGGAAATTGTCAGGAACGGTGTGACCGTTGACAGAGACCTCTATGCTGCTCTCAATCTTTCTCATCCGAATATCGACGGTACAAAAATCAACAGGGATGCTGCAATGAGAGATTTCAAACACCTCTACTGCGGCACCGACCCAGCTTGTGATGATGGGGGTCGGCAGGGACCTGTCTTTGGAGGGGTCATCCCATTCGGGAAGTTCGTGCAGATCATAACCGATTTGCACAAAAAACTTTCTGCGGGGTGATATCCAAAAATATCTCCTGAAATACCCAGCTCTGGAAACTGCACGCCTCTTTTTTGGATCCACATGTGGCATCAGCCTGTTTGTGGACAACATCAAATGGTTGCAGGGTAAAGCACTCCACACACGTGGGGTGCCCGCTAGGGCATTACCCATCTTATGGTGTCAACACCCGTCAAAAAATGGGTGATCACAACCTCTCCCACCCCCAGGGCTCAAAGAGCTGTGGTGTCAACACCCGTCAAAAAATGGGTGATCACAACAGATGAGCTGGGAAAGATCTAGAAGTCTAGGGTGTCAACACCCGTCAAAAAATGGGTGATCACAACCGATGAGTGTGCGGCAGCCATCACGATCAAGGTGTCAACACCCGTCAAAAAATGGGTGATCACAACTGAGTTGCCGAGTCTCAGGGTTGAGGTGTCAACACCCGTCAAAAAATGGGTGATCACAACCTCGTGTACCTGCATGATGCCTAGCTGGTGGTGTCAACACCCGTCAAAAAATGGGTGATCACAACCTACTTGGAGGTGCTCCAAATCTGTATTGGGTGTCAACACCCGTCAAAAAATGGGTTATCACAACCATGAACACCTGTCGGAACGCCAGCTAAAGGTGTCAACACCCGTCAAAAAATGGGTTATCACAACAGTATCTCTCTGAGCGCCAGCTCAAGGTGTCAACACTCGTCAAAAAAAATGGGTGATCACAACATTTGGGTAAAGGTGTCAACACCCGTCAAAAAATGGGTGATCACAACTAAAAGCAAGAGCGGTTCCATCACGATCTAGGTGTCAACACCCGTCAAAAAATGGGTTATCACAACTAATAGCGGTTAGGTCGAGCGCGTGGGATGGTGTCAACACCCGTCAAAAAATGGGTTATCACAACTTCGCAAGAACCTCCTGGTTGAAGCTGCTTGGTGTCAACACACGTCAAAAAATGGGTTATCACAACGGTCGCCAGTCCTCGGTGTCAACACCCGTCAAAAAATGGATCATCACAACATCACAACTCAACACAAGTAAAAAAATGGATCATCACAACATCACAAATAATCACAACAACATAGCACCAAATCATGTGGTGTTGGACAGGGACGAACTGGCCGAGGCATATAGCCTTGCCCAACGCAGGATGGATGGCGTTCAGAAGATGGGGTTGCTCGACAAACACGGAGCAGCTGGTCACAAGAACTCAGAATACCACATCCTCGGGGCAAAAGGCGAGATTGCCTTCCGCAAGTTCATCGGATCTTCGGATCCTCTGACTGTCAACACATTCAGGTCTACCCCAGATGTGAGAAATTATGAGGTCAGGACCAGGAGCAGGGATGATTTTGACTTGATCCTGCGGAACGACGATTCGGACCACAAAATTTATGTTCTGGTGGTTGGTGATGGGTGCAGATTCAGGGTGGTTGGCTGGCTGCGTGGATCAGAGAAGTATCCACATGGTCAGAAGACATACGGCGGCAGGCCGCCAGCATGGTTCGTACCACAGAGTGCCCTCCACGACATGTCTGAACTGCCCACTGACGGTTAATTTGTCAAGAGTTATGATCACCCATATCTCTGCGTTTAGACTCCCACTGTGCCTGTGACTGTATTTCTGTGTTTGGATCGTTGACGAGGTATTTCACATGGAGATCTGATATATCTTTCCCGAAATCGCGTATCCCTATGAATCTCACATACGGGTTTGGGTGAAAGGCGGTGAGTGCAAGCAGTCTTTTGAATTTGGGCTTGTCTCGCTGTTCTATGCGTAGTTTATCTACTGCGGCCTCTCCCTGTAGCTGGAGATTTTCTGACACTCTTTTTGTTCCGGTTGCCCTTTCTTTCTGCATCTCTCTGAAAATATGTACAGCAAGGGCGTCCATACCCGCCTCCTCAAGCCGCAACCGTTCAGGATAAAGCTTGGTTACGCCCTGTGCTTCTTGGAGGTTTGTGTCTCCGTACTCCTTGATGGCTTCTCTTTCTCCTTCTGGATACAGGTCGAGCAGTGTATGCTCTCTGGTTTCGTCTGCCGGTTTTTTTATGATTTGGAATTTTGACAGGTTGAACTTCATGTGCGGTTGGGTCTTTTGGCGTGTGCGGTTGGACGCAGAACTTCCTTTACCCGCTCCTACTATTGACCATACTTTTTTCATTGTATTTCCTTATTTTTGTTGAAACCCCAAAAACTAGCAAGAGTATATCTAGTGTTTCCTTTTAGTTCGGTAACACCATGTCTGTGATTACAATCACCCAAATGCATTGCAACTGTTCCTGCCTTTGGTGTTACTTCAAAATTGTGTTCTGTGTAATATGTTTTACCACCCTGATAATCGTCATTTAAATAAATTACACAACCAAAATATCTTTCACCAAATAACTTATGCTGTTCTTCATTATCAGACATATCATCACAATGTGGAATCTGTTTCATTCCGTCAAACCAACGGACAACATCTAAAGTATCTGGATATACTTTTTCTTCCAAATTATATTCATTGTGAAGTGTTATTTGTAATCTTGAAATAATTTCTTTACACAACTCTTTAATGTTTTTTGGCAAATCTCTATAATTTATAGTTCTTTTGTCCCAAAAATTATTTGGAATTGGTCTCCACATATCTGTGGTTTTTGCATAATTTAATAGTGTTTCACATTCACTCTTACTCAAGAATCCATTAATTGTTTTCGCTTGAAATTGTTCCATTATTTATTTCCTTTCTATGGAAGGGACACCCATTTATTGATCTTTGGTGATTTTCAAATTTTTTCTTTGAATCCATACTCTCAATGCCCTTAGTGTATAAGGAATGATTGGAGTTTGCATCATACTTAATTTCTTCTCTCTTTTGTGCCCAACTTCTATGTTCTTTTGCAAAATCAGAGTTTGGATCTTCTCTTTGATCTATTGCATCAAATGATTCAAGATAATATCTTGGAATTGGAAAAATCGTAGCCAGTGGTTCTCCCCTGAAAAACTGGACAGTTTCGTTGGGTTTTGTCAATTTCCAATTCAATGTAAATGTATAAGGAAGCCAATCAGTTTCAACTATTGCCTCAAGTGCTTGGGCGCCATGTTTAAAATGATTTGTTGGTCCTTTTACAAATAGGTTATGTCCTTCGGATGTTCTAAAAATAAATCCAAGATATGAAAATGTTACTATACCATTTCCAAAGTGAGAACTTATAGAATTTTTTTTGATGAAGGTATTATCTTCTTCACTTTCTATACAGAAATTAAATTTAATGGCATTTTGATATCCAATATCTCCATTCCATGTTGCGTCAAAAGATATTGGATTTAAAATCTCCCACCCAAAACCATTTGCAACACTCAAAGGCAAGCAACGATATGCATGACCATTGTTGACATCCATCCATCCTCTTTTTTTTTCTGGTAAAGATACAATATAAGGACATTTTCCTTCGGGATTTTCTTCTGACATCAATCTAACTATAGTTTTATCTTTATTCATATCAATTATGTAGGATATGCCAGCAAACTTAGGACTTAGGATTCTCCCCATCTTTCTTTTTTATTTTTCGCTTCTATACGCACTTGATCTAACAAAGTAAAGTCTTTTGCTTTGGTTTCTCCCATGTATCCCCAAGCATAGCCTTCATTTATCATCAAAGAATTCAAAGACGCACTAGACGAGTCTGAGTATATCTCTACAAGCATTCGACCGTACTTGTCGTCTTTGGTAGTGCGGGCCCACCCAATCTTTGCTTCGATCAGGTCGCCCAGCTTGTTGCCTGCTTCCTTCAGCCAGCCTGTTTCTTTTCCTATTCGTCGCCATCCAGATTGTGATAATTTGTGTTGCATGTAGATTGCCGATGCGGAAAAAATTGATGTCGTTGGCGACATTCCAACGGAGGAAGATCTCTTCTCTTCCCCTGATGAGCTGACGATCCCACCCACGTCTGATATCCCTCGCAGCTTGTCAGGGTCGAAATTAAATTTCCCTCGTGGTGTCTGTGTTTATGGATCCATCGGGCGGTGATCACCTGCCCCTTCGGAAGAAGTCTTCAGCCATTCGGCCTTCATGCCGATCTGCTGCCACTGAGATTTTGACATTTTGATTTGCGTGTGTGTGTTCCTGTTCATTTTTTATTGCGGGAATCGAGAATTTCTTGCACCCGCTCCTCGTTGGTCTTGCCAGTGAATGGCTGGTATTGCGCCTCCATCCTGCCCACGATGTCACTCAGGTCGAACCCTGGTATCCGCTCTCCACGAAGCCTGTGGCGCTCCATGAGTTCCTGATGGGTTGGAACGCCTGGCTGCTCGTGCATATCAATAAAGTTGACCTGGTAGCCATTTTCGATGGCAGCCTCGACATACGGCCTCATCCGCTCCAGCAGCAGGTTGGTGGCATCGATGAACACATGGTCAACACCGCGTTCCATGGAACGTATGGCGTTCTGCAGATTTTCTGCATGGATCACCCCAAGGATCTGTGGTTTGAATTCGTATGTGCCATCTGGGTGCTCGTCAGTTGGGGCGGTCATGTGGGCATCGTCGGGACAGTGTATGACGGTTGATGCGCCCGCCTCGCCAAGTTCGCGTGCCATGCGCCTGCAGAGTGTGCTCTTCCCATAGCCAGTCACTCCACGCATGATGTGCATGGTTTTCTTGGGCAGCTGTGAAGACTGTGCCTTCTTTGTTCGCTGTCGTTTTGTGGGAGAGACATCTCCGTCGTCCATACGATCACCGGGGACTCTCTGGAGACTCTCGTCCAACCCCCATGGACCTGCGTGTCCGTATCTTTTAATCATTTTGCCCACATCTTCTATGGTGTACCTTCGATATGCGCCCGCCTGATCCTTCCTTATCCCGCCGAGCGCATGATAAATCTGACATGGCATGGTGATGTTTTTGCCGTTCGACATGTCGATGCACACATCTTCAGAGTTCTCGATCCAGGCGTGAGGGAACCTGTGCCCACTTGCACCCCCCCTTCCCCACACCAGACCATGAACCAGCATGTCTCCGCTGTGACCATCCATATGCCTCTTGACAATAGCATTGATTGTGGCAAGGAAGCAGTCTCCCCCTCCTTCTGTCCACGCATCAGCCGTCTTGATGCTCGATGGTTCATGGTGTGACACTTTCGTTTTCTTAAAGAAAACCGGAGGCGCCCACATGACCTTTCTCGGGATCCTGCTGGCGATTTCCTGAATTCTGCTGCGGGGGGCCTTGCCTGTGATGGCGTTATATTGGGCGTGGGTTCCTGTCCACACAATATTGAACACATCCAAGCCTTCATGGGTCACACCAATGATACGGTCATTGTTGGGCAACTTGATGGACGTTATGTTATTGCCCGCGCTTGAGAAGGGGAACTTCTCCAGCCGGAGCGGGGTGTCTCTCTGAGGACACTCACCCAGCCATTCTAGCGGTGTCCTGTCCCCGATCTTGGTGTTCAGCCACTGCAGCACATCGGGGTTGATGTCCTCTTCTGCCATCTGTGCGATGGTGACGGTGGTCTGCCTGCTCGGTTCCTTGCCATTCAGGCATGGCTTGGTCTTGGTCCTTTTCTCCTCAGGAGATGCCCTCAGCCACCAATTGTTATTGGGAATTTTATAATTTATCAGATCATCTTCAGAGACACCCTCATCTCTCATAACCTCCCTGACTACATCAAGGGCCCCTTCCATATCACCCGTCTTCGCAATCTCTTTTGCCTCCACGAGTTTCGGAAACTCAGAGGACAGCATATCTATGCTCCTTGCAGCCCCGTTTGGCTCATTAAGGGTGGGATTTACTCTTTTTTCAAAAACCCAGTAGATCCACAAGAGGGCATGTCGTCGGGCATGTTTTTGTTCTTGATCCATCATTTCTATTTTATGAACCATTTTGGTACGCCCTCCCACCAAGGCAATCCTTTTGGTGATTTACCACATCCTTCTTTGGAGGTTCAGAACCCCATGTGCCGAAATGAATGGCATGGAAAAGAACTGGTATGGGCATGCAAAAGAGGCAGGCATCTTGGCACCGCTTGGGCTGGCAGCAGCGCTGGCAATGGGTGGTTCAGTTTCTCAATCTGATGGGGCTCAGCCTGGTGAGGCTCAGGCGCCCGTTCAGGTTGCGGCTTCTTCATTTACCCCATCCCCGAAATTTTTGGAGACCCTTGAGAGACACGAGGGCTTCAGCCCAAAGACATACAGAGACAGCAGGGGCGTGTTGTCCGTGGGCATTGGATTCAACCTGGAGCGCAAGAATGCTGCAGACCTGCTGATGGCAGCAGGTCTTGATGCAGAGGCTGTGATGTCTGGTCGGAGACCAATCACGAGAGAAGAGGCATGGAAACTTGCCAATGCAGATTTGAAGACTGCAATTGCCGACGCCAGAAATTTGTTCAGGAACTTTGATTCCCTCCCGGAGGGCATTCAGGAGGTTCTGGTGAACATGTCATTCAACCTTGGTGGCCACAAACTTTCAGGCTTCAAGAAGATGCGCGCCGCTGTCGAGGCTGGCGATTGGGCTGCTGCGGCAGCCGAGATGGAAAAATCCCAGTGGAGGGGACAGGTGAAGGGTCGAGCAGTCGAACTGGTGGCCCAGATGCGTGCTGGCGGTCAGACGGCCGCCACTGAAGACCCACAACCTGAGACGAAGGAAGAGGTTGGCGACAACACTGTTGTCGTGAGGCAGGGTCAGACGCTCTCGGGAATTGCACGGGAGCACCTTGGTGACCCGCGCAGGTGGGTTGAACTGGCAAGACTCAACGGCATCAAAGACCCAACCGGCATCAAGCCAGGTCAGAAGGTGAGAATCCGATGATTGACCACGATTCATGGGAGAAGGTCGGATCAAGCTCCGGTTGGATGCCATCCTATAACCCCACTGAAGATGGTAGCTACGAAAATATAGATGGCAGATGGAGGGTGAAAGATCTCATCAAGGCTGCCGAAGACCTTCCCGTTTATGACATGTATGTGGACAAGTTGGTGGCAATCAACAGCAACACGGAAACATCTGAGGGGATGTTCGGTGAATTGATGGAGAACCCGTCAGACCAGTTCACAAAGAGGGTGGAACACGCAGACATGAAATTCCCCATCCTGGTGGACCACGATGGCTACATCATCGACGGCTCCCACCGCCTGGCCAATGCCAAACTCGCAGGTGATGGATGCATAGAGGGAAAAATAATGTACCCCGAAGACTTCCCATTGATGGACAAGAAAGCATCGTCAGATGATGATGATGATGATGATGATGATGATGATGATGTCAT